TGTGTTATCGCCAAGATCTGAACTGGCTATGTTCCCAAAGAATCCGCCACTGCCAGCAAGCGCATCACCCTCATTAGAAGTAATAACCGCAGCGATTGATCCCTGTAATTTTAATGCGTCTTTCTCAAATTCGCCCAAAAGTTTTAAGTCGCGCACGTGATTAAGTGCTCTCGCCAGATTGGATCCCCCCCGGATCTGATCTGGCCTTTCCATTTCCATTAAGTGAATTACTAAATCCGAACTAATTTTTCGGTATGTTTCGCCAAGCTCCAAAAGATACGCGGTGGGTTCCCCCATCTTCCCAACGAATACTCCGTCCGTGCTTTCGTAATTATCCCCCTCGCAAACTCTGTGCCCTTCAACAACTTGCAATTTTCCCTTATCGGTCATAATAACGAACACGTCGCCGTCTACATCAATCGATCTGCTGAGTGCTAAAAGTAGATCTGTCCAGGTCATACGTCCTGTTACTTCTGGATTTGGTGCCACTACATCACGCCAATATTGTTCGGCTAATCTGCCAAACTCGGCATCGGCTCCGCGATATTGTGGCCGTAGTCCTGGGCCTACCGAATAGGCAGCGATTGAATCCACAGCGCCTTTAATAAGGCCGACGTTCCTGTACATGTGCCTAGCAAGTTTAAGAAGTTCTACTCTTGTCCATTCGCTTAAATCCAGTGACGAATCGCGTGCATGCGCACCGTAGATGACTGGCCGCTTGCGACTAAATCCAGCGGCCTCGTACGGTTGAAACGTGCTAATGCCCGATCCAAATCCAGCGCTAAAACTTTTAATGCCTGCACCTAACCGACGAACGAGGGAGACTTTAGCCATTAGCTGTCGATCACGAACGTAAAGTCCGCTGATGTCCTGGTAAGTGCAACGCCGTTTAGGTAATCGATTGCGCTTTGAAAAAGTTCAACACGATCGGTTGGTTTAAGGTCAATTTGAAATGAGGCGGATTGGCCTCCGGCTGAAGATCCCACAAGCGCACGGCCGGAAGCGGCCCCAGTCATGGCGCTTTTGCGGTCAGCAGCGAGCGACACTAGGGCGGACGCAGTCACTCCGCTGGCTTGAGCCAAATAATCGGTAGCGACTGCCCGGATCAGTCTGCGGGAAAGGGCGGCCATTTTGTTTGCCTTGTGTCAACACATGACTAAATTATGGGAATGGATTGGCGCGATAAGTTTTGGTCGAGCTCTTTTGTGGATGCCATAGGATCTATTCATCCAGCAATTTTAAATACGGTGCTTTGGGGTTTTATTATCGCATACATCTGTATTTGGATTGGTAAAAAACGAGCTCTTAATAAAGCATTGGCCTATGCAGAGGAATGCAAGCGGCAGGAATCTCTGGATATACAGAAGAAAATTTTAGAGCAATTAGAGCAAAGCAGCATAAGCCAAGAAAAAAGAGATGAAATTATTTCGAGGACGAATCCTGGTTTAAATTAGCCTCTTGAATTGTAGTTGGGTCTGAATTGATTAGCCCGTGAAGCAAGGCTCCTACCACTCCCATCAGCTCAGCATCCAGTAAGTGATTTTGTTTTTTTACCTGCTTCCAAATTACTCGAGCACGTCCTGTCATAGGGTTTCTGATTTCCTTTTTAATCTCTGAGGTAATATGTTCCTGATACACGGCTGGAACATCATCTGGAACTAGGAAAGATCCAGAAAGGCGCAGGGTTAAAAGCATATCTTTGACGGTTGGGTTGCTCCATTTGAAAACGCGAGCATAGCGCCTTGTAAGGCCAGTAGTATCGCCAGCTTTTCCAGCCAGAGGATCTCCAACGCTTACTGGGCTAAATGGACGATTGGCGCGGCCGCCTTTTGTAAAGTGGGCAAAATGTTTCATGTCCGAACCCCAAAGGCAAACCCAACCAAAACGGCAAGCATTCCAGTACACGGATCTGGTCTGATCCGCCGCGTCGCAAAACACATTTTCGTCTGGAACAGAAAATTCCAACTGCTTTGAGCGCAACTCGTCCCAGCTTTCCAAACGGCCACACCATAGTAAACGAGATCCAGCGTTCGCCTGCCACGCCCTTACAACTACCCAGCAATGCCATCCACCGCTTTCTTGAATGTCGGCAGAGACGATTACCTTACTGCCTATGGGTGCAGGTTCTCCCATTCGATAGCCTCCAAAACTAGCGCCTGTTTGCTGTTCCTCGTTTTGCTCAACCCAAGGCTCAGCCAAAACTCTATTTACAAAATCCTGCAGGCCGATCAGGCCATTGGATCGATCTTGCAGGAATTTAACCGCTAGCTGCCCAAAGGTAGACCAGCTCGAATATATGGCTGAAAGATGATAGGATCTCCGCCCTGGCTCTGCGCCTGGATTAGTTGCACGCCATTCACCTTTTCTTAAAGCTGCTGATTTCTGTCCATCCGATATTTTACCATGACATTTTTCGCACTCGTAATAAGCGCTGTTTCTAACCTGAATCATATCCCATCCGTTCTCAGTTTTCCCATCCCACTTGACCTGCGACCAAACTAAGCGCTGAAATTCACCGCAATGCGGGCAAGGAACAAAATAATATCTCATATCCCCTTTGAGCCATTCGATCCAAATCGGGCCATCTTCAATAGTTGGGGTGCTGGTTTTTACGCGCAGAGCTGTTGGATAAGTAGAGGTACGGGCCTCGGCTAATTGAACGGCCCCGCTTTCACGCTTTCCTGCTTCGGCCATCTTGTCGACTTCATCCATAACCAAAAAGCGAACAGCACGAGACGCAAGATTCGCCGGGCTGTTACTTCCAACAAACCAAAGGCTCATTTTGTCGTAGTGCTGTTCTAGTAGTTTAAATTTGTCTAGGTCGTTTGGTTTATGGGCCGCCAAGGCCGGGCAATCATCTACCAATGGAATCCAGCGAGTTTCTGAAAAGCTCCTAGCCATGCTTTCGCTTGGCGCCACCCACATAGTCGGAGCTGGGTCGCGATCTAAAACGTACGCTATGCCGGCAAGGATAGTTTGCGTTTTTGAGGTTTGAGCTGCCCAGACCAATGTTAAGTCCCTTACATTTGTTCGACCAAAACATTCCAATGGCTCCCTGCAGTATGGGGTAGTGATTGTTCTGTAAGGGCCGGGACTGTTTGTGGTTCTGGGGCTAAGAATTAAGTTTTTTTCCGCCCATTCTACGGGGCCAAGTTTTTCACGCGGCAATAGATACGATCTGATCATCCTGCCGATTTCTACTTTATCTAATGCGGTCAAGAGAATGCACCTTCAGCTTTTTCAATTTGTACAAAGATTTGAGCCACCCCATCTTCAAGGACTTGCCTGGCGAGATCTGGGTCTGCCGGATTACACTTTCCAGCTAGGGACGCTGGTAAGGAATCTATCAACTGTCGCAAGCCGCCAAGGTGGCGAGCGAACACTTCGTTTATTTCGTCAAGTCCTACCGTAGTTCTGTTTTTGGTTTCATAATCAAATAACTGTCTTTCCGCTTCTGAAACTGCCTTCTGAGCGTCCCGCCAAGCTTGCGCCGCCGTCTTTATTTCAATCGGTATACCGCGAGTAATCGCCTCCGTCATAACCTTGTAGCAGCCTTCCTCGGCATCGCGTGCCCTCTGTCTTGCCAGTGATGGATTTCCAGATGAACCGCTTGCCATCGGAATCGACTGTGGAGCCGTTTTGGGAGACTGTTTTTTGGATCTCATCCGATTGCGCTGCAACCATATCCTAGCGTTTTCAGCATCCGTGATCGGCATTCCCTTTTTTTTCATAAGGCATAACTGCCCAGGATCCATCCCAAGCTGTTTTGCCAGCTCTACTTGCGTCATTTTCATTGATATAAGTCTCTGAAAATCAACACTCGACTAAAAGACGCGCCTCGCGGAACCTGATTGCTTTTTGGACAAATAAAAGATTCCTTGCAAAATTTTTTTTAAAATTTTTTTCATTTTTTTTAAAAAATATTTTTTAGATTTTTTAAATTTTATTTTTTAAAATTTTATTTTTCAAAATTATTTTTAAAATTCATGCAGTCATTAAATAATTTCACGATTGGTTCTGCTTCTTTTAGAAATTTATTTTTTAGTTCTGTGTCGTTCTTGATGAATTTTTCTCCCCTGTTCGCCAGCCATTGAGCGGCACGAACGATTGGATCCATGAATGGCTTAGGTTGTCCTGGCGTGCTGACGCTGATGGACTCCGGCAGCAAGCCTGCCCAAAGAAACTGCTGGCGAATGTTGCTGGGATCTGAATCTTTAAGTTTCAGTCGATGGGATGACACTCTGATATAACCATTTGCCGTGTGCTCAGTTATGCCTATGCCACGGCATAGTGTGCCTAGATCTTGCCCATCGGCCTTAGCCTTGGCTATTAGATCCCCAGCATCGGCCGCTAGTCCTAATGTCTCGCCTACAAGTTC